AAATGTCTTGGCATGGGAATCCTCCGCATACCATATCGGGAACAATGGATTCTGCCCTGAGTTGCTCATGGTTGAGTTCCTTTACATCGTCGAATATCGGGACGCTGGGCCAGTGCTTGCGAAGCACAAGTTGCGCCTTCTTGTCATTCTCACAGAACGCTACCGTCTCGAATCCACCCGTCCGCTCCAGCCCGAGCGAGAACCCACCGATGCCAGAAAACAAGTCGAGAACTTGATACTTCATTCTCATGCTCCCTGTTCTAGAAGATGGTTGGTGAGTTGGAGACTTTTATCGGGAGAGGTGAAGGGTGAAACATCTCGCCATCGTGCTGTAAATGCGTTGTGGAGAGACCATAGGTTACCCGGTTCGAAGGTTTCAGATTTTTCATACTCATCGACTACATCTAGAATGTGAGTTTTAGGGATGAGTCCTCTCTTGGCTGAATCAATAACAAAGGATCGTGCTTTGTGGGGACTTACCTCTTGGGAGATAAGGCGAGTAACCTTCTGGGTACAATCTTCATATTCTTGTTTGACTGTCCGTCCAAATTCGTGGGTTGCCTGGTAGAGAGAACCCATAATGTTGGGGGTGTGTCGCCGTGAAAGTAGGTGTTCAGCCATGAATGCCCCGTTGTCGCACACAAAGATGCGGATACCCGCTGCGACTTTGACCGGGAGTGAACAGTTATTAGAGTTTAGAACTGCCACTTGGAATACGAAGTCTTCGTGGTCCCAAAGATTCTCTTGGTCAGTGTTTTTACCTTTTATATCGAAGCCACCTATGTAGCGTAGTCCGTCTTTGCTGATAGCGTGTGTCTCATTTTGGATGATGATATTTGGGTTCAATCCCCTGATACTTTCTTGGACCAAGTGGTACACAGTACTGTGTGCTACAGGAGTGTGGCGGGGTCCTATGGATGGTGCTTCGGGAAGTGCACAGATGTCATCGTAAGTGCAATAATCACCCCATGTATGTGCCATAATTGTCATTGTTAGTTCCTTTCTGTGTTGAATCCTTTTAGAGAGGTCCTCCTCACACAATTATGAGGAGGACTCTCCGAAAGGAGTAGGACCCTACCTACCGGGCGGGTAGGCAAGGCCCTAGGAGTGGGGGTCTGAGTTAGCCACCCAGAAGAGACTGGAGGAACTCCGTACGATATGTACGGTTGTTCCGTTCAGTGTACTGACATCGAACGACGGCAGCAACCGTTGTCTCACCATTCAACTTGTTTTCTACCTCTTCAAACGCCGCTCCAATGTCGGAGGGATCGTAACTAAGGATAGTCTTGAGGTGACCCTTGAGTCGTCCCATCTCGATACGGGCTCGAATCTGACTACCTTCATGAGATAGTTGACCGGGGTCGTTCGGAATGTTCATGGGTGCACCCTTCCAAATGAGGGGTTCAGCACGATCGGGGTCTTCACAGAGTTGATAGTGAAACTGAACACTGATAGATGGGAATTCTTGGCCATCTCCAGTCTGTCGGAACTTGCCCTCTGAAACGTTAACACCGAGGACGTAGCAATTGTGTTCGCCCTTATCGGGCCACTCACCAAGGGAACCAAGCCCTTGATCCGCTGTTGCAGATTCAAAGTCGTTCTGCAAGTTGCTGAAAATTGCCTTCGTGTTGTTAGGAATGCTCATGGAAGTTTACTCCTTTTCCTTTTGAGCTGAGATGTATGCTGCTTCGAAGGTAGACCACGCGTCTACCTCAGGCAGCTCCAAACGATCGGGTAGTTTAACGCGGCATTTCGTAATGCCAGCGAGTGCTTCATCATTTACTGTCATAAAGTGTTTCTCGTTCTTGGTAGTCTCGGTCCGCTTGGGACCAGGCTTACCTCCTACTCCCTTCATTTGGACAACCTGTGATTCGCTAATCCATTGGGTTTCGAATGCGGCGACGAGTTCGAACATAGGGAACAGTCGCTTGTAGAAGTTATCGGTAATGGTTAGTTCTGGTCGGATGGTGTAACGATCGTCCCCGAGCGGTATTTTGGAGTTTACTAGGTGGCAAATGTAGAAGAATCCATACCCTCGTTGTCGTAGTTCAAGGGCAAACCGAAGGAGACCATCGTATACGTCATCCCATGCACGGCGTCCGTCTAGTTCCCTCCAGTGTTGTTTACCCATTTTCTTGGTGACGTGGTCCTTCATTAGTTGGATGGAGGGACCTAGTGAGTCCAAGATAATTGTATCGGGGCGCTCTTGGTTGGCCTCAGCCATCTTGACGAGTTGGTCCTTCTTCTTAAGGATTGCATCCCAGTCGAGAATCATCTCATTACCACCCACATCCATTGGTTGTCCAGAAGGTGTTACTCCAGGCCAAATACAGGCTTGGGGATTGGGGTTGGTTGTGCTTGTTCCATCAGCATTGATGATGAATGCACCCGGGTGGCTCTGGATGAAGGAACTCTTGCCTGTCCCCGGCATACCTACGAGTAGGCCAAGGAGGTGATTGGGTGGATGTACCATCCGTTGGTTTGAGAATCCTAACCCACTGAACCGTTGGGCTATAGTGGTACCCACGGCTATGTCCTGTGTTTTCACTGAAGATCTCCTTTCATTTCGTTGTCAAACATGAAGTCATCTGGTGTAAGCATCCCCCTGAGTCTGTTGGTATCCGCAATGTTTATGAGGTCTTGGGCCTCTTGCGTTCTTTCAATTGTTGAAGGATCGATTCCCTTATCGGGCAGGCTCCATACTACTTGGGTTTTAGGCTTGAGTTGTAGTTCACTGCACCAATTTTTGAATTCCCTGAGAGAAACAGTTGAATCATACTTGGATCTGAATGCCTTCCAAAGTGATAAGGTCGTTTCGTCTCCTTTACTCTCATAGAGAAGTCCTTCTAATTTAGGAAGGATTACCTTCTTGAGTATCTCTGGTCGGAAGTGAATTAGTGGATGACTAGCCATTCTTTACTCCTTTTTTTCTAGGCTGCGGGCCGCCCCCGCAAAGTGGAAGGGGGCGGCCCGCACCTGTAATCATTTGGTATCAACAATAAACTCTAGTCCTTCATCCCGATCCAGTTGAATGAAGCCCTCTTTCCGGATGAGATCGGGCCATTCTTTTGGAGGTAGTAGGTAGAAGGGCGTAAACGGGGAGAGTCTCCCGAACTGCCTCAGGTGTGACATTGACCGAGGAAAGTGATATGGGAGTGGGGGACATCGTGCATAGTCCGCAATGATCTTGAGACGAGTATCGTATTCTTGGACGTAGGCTGGATCCAGGAGAGTGGATCCATAGGTAAGGCTGATGTTGATGGGAGGGTCGGTGGCCCACTTAGGGGCCAAGTGTTCATATTCGCCGGTACCCTCATACCAATTGTTACATCTTTTGATGTAGTTGGTAAGACGTGGTTCCCCCGTATAAGTCTTACGGATTTCGATTTGACCCTTACGGGGTCCCGACTTGAGGGTGTGCTCATACTCCTCACAGTCTCGGTCTTTCATTCCGAATTCGATTGTGGGCTTCTGGATCGCCAAGTGAATCATTCCCCCCACTCCTACGTCATCGGGTAGATCGAATTTCTTTTGAAGTTGTTTGGTCTTGAGTGCGTTCTTGAGGATCATCATGTAGTGCTGGGTTTGGAATTCAAGGGGACAGGTAATGAGGCGGTCGGTTGCTGATTCACTACAAGTTTTAGCGTCTACTATGAAGAGGGTATTCTGTACTTCGTGGTAAAGAAGGAGGTCGTAGAGGGCCACTACCTGTATCTTCTTGGTGGGTGAGGAACTGGGGAGTTGCAGACGGATTCCTAGTTCGGAACCTATGGTTCGGAAGTGGGATTGGTTTATGAAGAAGTCGAGTGTTGTGCGTTTGGGTCCGAAGGGTAGGTTCCAGCAGGCGTCAAACCAACCCATGGCACACCGACAGTCGTTACGTTCCCGTTCCAATACTGTGTCCCGTGAGGATCCCTTGATGCCGAGAGACATACATATTTCGGTGAGTTCCCCAAGTCGATCCTGTAACTGTGCTTCCATTATTTGGGAGGCAGCAGTTTTCTCCTCTTTGTAGAGTTCAAGGCGCTTGTGGAACCAAGAACCCCGGCTTAGAGCTTTCGACCAGCGTAGGGCAGGAGTTAGTCCTAGTCTGCGAGACAAGTAATATTGGAATGGACAATGGAGTACCCCCTCGTAGTCCGATGAGCGGATGGAGGGAGTCGTAGCCACAAAACCGTGGTACTCCATCCACTCCTTTGCGTCCTTCCCGCGGGTGGTTGGCACAGGAAGGCTCTCAATTTTTGGGGGCATGGTGTTCTCCTTCTGTGTTAGTGCGTGTTTAGCACTTATCGCATGAGAAGCCGAGGGCTTTCATGACGTAGGGTCGGGTCCAGATTCCTGCGGCGTAGGCTGCGGTACAGAATACAACGAGGGGCCAGAACCCGTCAGTCTCAGCAAGAAATGGGATCATAATCGATTCTCCGTTTTTTTCTTGAGTCTTACGAGTCGAGCCTGGTTCAGAGAACGGTAGGCCCAACCCGCGCTAATGACTCCTGATGCTACGATGATCGGGAGTGCAATGAAGTGGAAGTACTCCTGCATAATGGCATTCAGAAAGATAAGTCCCACCCCACCAAAGATGGGGTACCAACCTTTGCGTCCTGCCGTTACGACGAGGAGTACTATTCCCCCCAGAATAGAAAGCCCCCCAATACCACTAAGTATTGAGAGGTTACTTACTGTTTCGGTTGTGGCTGCCGTAATGTCTCCCACGGGATTGTGGGGGGGTGAGGTCCCTAGGATACGATTCAGCGCACTACAACCGAAGGCAGTAAATGAGGTGAGAAGGAGCAAGAGAGAAGACTTCATTAAGATACTAACCTAAGAGTGAGGGTCATAATACCCGAGAAAATGAGGGCAGCCACGGCAGAAGCCATATAGATTTTAGTTTGGATGGCACTGATATGAGTATCAATCGAGTTGAGCCTCTTCTCAATCCCGGTAAGTCTTTCCTCACACCGTGCCAATTCCACGATTACGAGTTTCCGATATTCCGACCACCCATTATCTCCCGACATGATTATGGTTACTTTCTTGTAGTTTTCTTCGAGATAGCCCTGTTTTGACTACGACCTTTATGACCAACCTTACCCATTTTGCCTGCTGTTCGAGCACGTCTGGGTTCGGTTACTTTCTTTTTCTTTTTTCTTGGCATTAGCCTACGAACCTTCCGAGTATTAGTCCATTTGTTATGGAGTCTGCGGTTTTGACTCCAACACAGATACTTCGACACCCAGCCAAGTATACGGATGTCCGTTGGCTAAGGTACCATTCATTGGTTGAGTCATACTTCATTGCTGGAATAGTAGAATCACTTTGGATACTGATGTAAGTACACTGTTCCGATGTGTTGGATGGGGCGTTCTTGGCTGCCCATACTGCTTCAAGGTTTTGGAGTGGAATCCACATGTCGGTGGGGTTGTCGTAGTTGGTTGCATCTACGTCACCGGGCCACTTACGGTCGGTACCCGTAAGTTGACTTTTTTTGGGGACCTTCCCAAATACTCCGACCAGTACGGTTGTATCAGCCCCAACGCCATCGCTTGCTGCGTAGAGTTCGAGACTTAGTCCTGCTGATGGGACAACGATCTCTTGGGAGTTAGTACCGTCGGCACCCTGTCCGTCGGTGTAGGCGTCTACTAGGAAGTGAGGTTCGTTCCATTTAGTATCGGTGGTTGATGCATCATTGTGAACCACGAAGATATTGGAACCCCACGAGGCAGCGGGGGATCCAATTGCTGGTGCGTCAAATATGAATGCGTTGTTGTAGTGTGTCATTGAATGGCTCCGGCAATTAGTAGTCGTGCTACCCAGTTAGCACAAGCCCTGCGGTGTGAGTGGTTAGTTCCTGGAAGTAACAGTAGTTCGACTTTGTACTCTCTTATTAGTCTGATCAGCCCGTCGCATGCTGCTCCGGGCTCTCTTACACCTTTTGCCACCCGTTCCATGCTGAGGGGTGTTCCCTCAAGCATGAGAATTGGGTGGTCACACGTATCTTGAAGTCTCTTGAGGCAATCAATGAACCGCTTACGGTCCTGTTGATTGAGGCAGTTCATTGCTACCTCTCGGAGGCTTCCCTTACGCTCCACTATGGTATCTGTCTCATGACCCTGTAGCAAGTAGTCTCCTGTATCTAGTTTTTGGGCTACGGTGTGTAGCCTAATGGTGACCATCTTCTGCTTATGGGCCGGGCTTTTATCGTCAAGTACCCTGAGATTGGCAGGGAATCGAAGGGGTTTTTTTTCCCGGGTATCTTGGATGATAACCCACTCTTTTTTCATTGGTCGAGAGACTCCGTATAAACGATTTCTTCGATAATGGGTACTGCTATTTTGAGGATCTGAGAGATCTCGGACATCTCGTATCCATCTTTGACTAGGCTCCGGATGATCCTCCACTTGGGGGCACCTGGTTTGATGGGTGGGTTGTAAGGAAGTTTGAGTTTCTGAGCCAATTCGTAGGCTCTTCGCTTAGAGATGCCTATTTCACGGGCTGCCTCTTTGATGGGTTGTCCACTGTTGAGTCGTAGGGCGAGTTCTTTTCGTGTATCTGTCATGACCAGTCATACTCCAAAGGGATTTCGTTTCCGTAGTGTTCTTTGAGCATAGCCCAATAGCCTTCCTGTTCAACGTAATTTAGGGCTTGTAGCACGAGGGATCTGATTTGTTCTTCCTCACCATAGTCTACATCAAAGTATATGGCATCATAGATGTTGAGGAACATGTAGATGCCGGGTTTTCTATGGTTGATGGAAGGCAGCAGGCGGTCTAGTTCGGCTTGGATGCAGAGGAGGGTATTGCCTGCTGTGGTTTGGATGGGGAAGTTTACGATTTCGTTGACTGCAAATTTCTCGCCTCCCATGAAGTAGCGAGATTGTCCTGTGAAAGGTAATTCGATGCGTCCCTTTGCGTTGGCCTCCTTAATCAGGTTGTTCTGGAATCGATAGAGGCCTGGTCGATGTTTGGGTCGGGATCGGACTACATCTTCAAAGAAAGATAGTTCGAAGTATTGGCCTGTCATAGCCAGTAGTTGGCTCTGCATGGTTTGAGCACCCGATCGGAAGAGGTCTGCGAAGTTCACCATCTTGGCTGCTTGTCGCAATTCGTGAGATTGTCGGGCATCTATGAACTCGGATCCAAAGAGTTTCTTGGCTCGTTCTGAGTGTAGGTCTATACCTTCCTGATAAGCGTATTTGAGGGCTCTATCTCCCGACAGCAGGGCTGCTACACGTAACTCAATTTGGGACAGGTCAATACTAAGGATCTGCCCGTGTGGGAACTGAGAGGTAATTGTAGACTTGATGGAGTGGGGGAATGTCTGTGCAGATGGCTTTTTGCAAGTAATACGTCCTTGTAGGGTGCCTCCCGCTGCCCCGTTAGCATCCTTTGCGAACGTGGGGACAGCATACCATGTTGGGTACGCTACGTGATTGCCATTTATATATAGTAGTTTGCTGGATTTATCTTCGGGGTGATTGCGACGGTGGCGTAGGAGGGGGTAGGTATAGCTGCTTACTACTTTCTGGGCTGCTGCGTGCTTCTTGGCTGCTTGGAGTACTTCCTGGTAGGGGTCATCAGGGTGTAGTTGTCCTGCCAAGAGGTTACGGTTGCTCTCGTTGAAGCTGATTATGCCTTTGGTAGGAGTATATTGGAGTAACTCATGGTCTTTGATGGACTCGTCGAAGAGGCCAACTGCTCGGTTGGAGTCAATGTGTTCGCAGAGTACCTCCATGAAGTTCTCTTTAGCCTTACCACTACCGGTTCCTTCGAGAGGGAGACCTACTGAGGATGCATATTCGTGGGCTTCTTTACACTCTTGGAGTAGTTGCTCTTCGAGGTTCATGAGTATAGATTGATCCATACATATACCTGACTCCGACATTCGAATGATAGTCCAGAGTAGATTACTGTAGAATTGACAG